TTCACCGCCTACTGCCGTAAACCATTGAGCGTAATAGCCATAGCAAAGCGGTACGGTGTCGCAGCCTTCATGGTCTGCGCGGCCTACCGGATCCACCGGGAGACATTGGCGGCTAAGTTTGGCGATTGGATCCGGGCTGGCAAGTTGTCTGTACCGTGCGAGCTTGGCGTGCGAGCGTGGCACCTGCTCCAGAAGCACGTCCTCCGCAACGAGCCGGCCGCGAGACTGGAGCTGGAAGATTCCGACGTCACCGATTATCACCAACGCTTCAAGTGCTGCTTATCACCCGCGTTCGAGTCGAGTTGCTTCCAGGCCGCCTAATTCCTCTGCAATACCCTACGCAACACCCCCGCACTACCCCTCCGCACCACCCCTCCCACCAGTAACACCAGGCCTCCCCGGCCAGAAAGCGTGCCTCAATGCCAATCAAGGGTTCCAGCACTTCCTCCGCATCACGAATCAAAGCACACACCATTGAATCCATCGATGGTTGCTTGCTTTGGACCGCCAGCGTTTCCACGCAGTCCGGCTATCCGATGTGTTATGACGAGATCGCCGGACGCATGGACTACGCCTATGCCATCGAGTACCGTCTCGAGAATGGCCCCGACAGCCTCGATGGTGGACTTGAGTGCCACCACACCTGCCTATGCCACACCTGCCTACGCCACGTAGTTGCTGTCACCCGCGCACAACACGCTGCGATACATAAGGCCGAGCGTGCAGAGCGTAATGAGCAGGCCACGCCTCTCATTCGCAACCTGGCCAGTGCCGGCCGCGATGCCAGGGAGATCAAAGCCCTGACTGGCGCCACCTTGGGGTACATCAAAGTCCTGCTGAAGTCGGATGCCGAGAACCCGAATCCTCAGCCATCAATCGACAGCGTCATTGCGAATCTCTTCGGTGGCATATACGCCAACGGCAATGAACAGGCGGCGGCATAAATGGACTTTCCCAACTTCATCATTCTCGTATTCTGCCTGACGGCTATCGCTGTACTGATGTCTACCAACCGCAACAGACGCTGGTAACCGATAATGACCATCCTTCATATCACCATTCCCGTCATTGTCATCGCTGCGATCTATTCGATCATCCAGCACGTTCGTATCCGGCACCTTCAGGCCCGGTACGACGCGATCAAGTAATCGATCCGCTCCACACTCCGCCGTATCCCTCCACAATCATTCTCACTGCAAGCAGGATGCTGTCCCCAATCGGGCGGCATCCGTCCATCAAGGACCACAAATGTCTAGCCGCAAGCAATTCATGCAAGAACTAGAACCAGTAATAGACACAATCGAGAAGATCGTCCTCTCATCGAGAACGATGTTGAAGGCTTCTCCCTCGCTACGCCCAGGACAGCAAATGATGGACGGCTGCATCGCCAAGCATCCAGAATCAATCGCGATAAGGAACGCATGGGCATTTCACGAGCCCGTAACCAATCTGCCAGCCAAGCGATACGACGAAATGGTGAACCGCGGAAGCCAGGTTGTGTTTCATGGCTAATCGTCTGGATGAGTTGTACGTCCACGGTGAGACCTCAGACGCGTTCCTCTCCGAGGTCAATCGCTACGCTATGCGCCGTGTATCAGGGAAGGTCTGGAACAGGGCCGATGCAGAAAACATCGGCCAGTTGACTGCTCTCTATGTATGGCAGCACATCGACACATTCGATCCAGCCAGATCATCCATATCCAACTGGATACGACTCACCGCGGACTCGATGCTCAACGACCACCTCGAAGATCGATACAAGCGCAAAGGCAACATCGAGTTCGATCACGACTCGATGGAAGTTGCAGGTGGAGAAGCGAAGGATGATCGTCATGCCGGACAAGACAAGCTACGCTATGCATTCGGTGAAGACCAGGAACTGCTCAACTTGCTGCTCATGGGATACACAGCCGCTAACTGTGAAGGCAAACTCGGATTGACCAGGAAGACAATCCGTTGCCGTATGGACAAAGCGAAAAAGAGAGGCGAGTCCTACAACGGTTAGGGCCATTCTTCAGAAGATTGGCCCAATCATTCAGCAGAAGAGATTAGTTCCGGCACGTCGAAGCCGAGAGCGGTAAACGCTCAGTTGAATGTCGACCACTTCACCCAATGCGCCGTGCTCCGCCTCCGACCACGCCAGGCTCTAACCCATGCCGTCGGTAAGCGTGAAGGTCAAGCACCTATCTGAATAGAGCCGGCGCCGGTGAAGCAACACAATGAGCAACCCATATGTGACCTGTCCACACGATCAACTCATCGACATCACCACAGTCTCAGATGATCACATCTGCCTGCTCTGTGTCGCATGCCTCGCAGAGATCGATGGTGGGCCATTCGATCACGATCCTTTATGCCTTTAGCTGCTCCGTCACCTTGCAGACATCGCGGATGCGGTGCTTTGAGCACCACACCATACTGCTCAAAACATAAGGTATCGATCGATGCGTGCAGATACAGAGGCAGCGCGTCAAGCCGCGGATATGACAGCGCATGGCAGCGTATCAGGAAACAAGCCCTAATCAGGGACCATTACTTATGTGTTATGTGCCTGGCAGAACAACCATCCAGGGCAACACCAGCACAAGATGTAGATCACGTCCTAAGCATTGAGGTAGCACCTGAGCTACGACTTGACCTAGACAACCTGCAGAGTCTATGTAGACCGTGCCATCGCATCAAGACACAGCATGACCGATCACATCGTAGTGTTGTTGCTACCTAAAACACCCGTACCAGAACACATAGGTGTTGATGCATACCACCCCAGGGGATAGGGGGTCGATGAATGTCCAGATCGGGGATACCGAAGACCACGCGTGGGCTTCACTCACGCGGCCGCGAATTGAAGGATAGGGGTATCAACCACCACTATATGAAGATATCCGATCTTAAACTCGACGCCCATAACGCCAATAAGGGGACTGCGCGCGGCCGACAAGCCGTCGCCCAGTCTTTCAAGGACTATGGAGCGGGGCGCTCAATTCTCATAGACAAACATGGGACGGTGATAGCGGGCAATAAGAGTCTTGAGGCCGCGTCCGCCGCTGGGATCAACGACGTGATCGTCGTGCAGAGCGATGGTACGCAAATCATCGCCGTGCAGCGCACCGACCTCGACCTCGAATCAGACACTAAGGCGAAGCAACTCGCCATCGCAGACAATCGCTGCGGCGAAATTGGCCTCGAATGGGACCCCGAGATACTCGGCCAGCTCGCATCTGAGATGGACCTGCTCGCGTTCTGGGATGCGGATGAGTTGGCCGCGCTGCTCGGGAGCGAGACCGTGCTTCTGGTCGACGAAGACGATGTGCCTCCCGTGCCAGATGAGCCAAAGAGCAAGCTTGGCGACGTGTATGTGCTTGGAAATCATCGGCTTATGTGCGGCGATTCGACCTGCATCACGGACGTGGAGAAGCTGATGGATGGGGAGAAAGCGGATATGGTGTGGACTGACCCTCCCTATAACGTCGCGTTGGGAATGGATGAGACGCCGGAGGAGGCCAAGAAGCGCAATCGTCGCACCGATGGACTTGTCGTGAAGAATGACCACATGCCCGACGAGCAATTCAGACAATTTCTGTCTGACGCGTTCACGTCAATGTTTACGGTCGTAAATGACGGTGGCGCGATCTATGTGGCCCACGCGGACAGTGAGGGTTACAACTTCCGTGGTGCCATGCGTGACGCCGGATGGATGACGAAGCAGTGTCTTATTTGGGTGAAATCGTCGCTAGTCATGGGTAGACAGGACTATCAATGGAAGCACGAGCCGATTCTGTATGGATGGAAGCCGGGAGCAGCCCATACTTGGTCTTCTGATCGCACACAGACGACAGTACTGGAATTCCCAAAGCCATCGCGCAATGGTGAGCATCCAACCATGAAGCCTGTTGCGTTGATCGAGTACTGTATTGGCAATAGCTCCAAAGCTGGTCAGAAGATTCTCGACCTATTTGGCGGCAGCGGCTCAACGCTGATCGCATGCGAAAAGACAGGTCGCCGCTGCCGGATGATGGAGCTCGACCCGAAGTATGTCGACGTCATTCTGGCACGTTGGGAAGCCGCGACTGGCCAGAAAGCGGAACGACTCTAATGGCAGGCCGCAGACCAAAACCTACCGCTCTTAAGACTCTCGCCGGCAACCCCGGCCATCGTGCGTTAAATCGCAATGAGCCGAAGCCCGGCGGTGTCCCCAAGTGCCCTCCCCACCTGGACAAAGCAGCTAAACAGGAGTGGAAGCGCATATCCGCTGAGCTTGTCTCCCTCGGTCTACTTACGGAGGTAGATCGTGCTGCGCTGGCTGCGTACTGCGGTGCATGGTCTCGATGGGTAGCCGCCGACCTCAGCGTCCAGAAGTTCGGCTCGGTGATCAAATCGCCCAAGTCTGGCTTCCCTATTGCCAATCCCTATGTGGGGATCGCGAACACCGCCATGGACCAGATGCGCAAGTTTTTGGTCGAGTTCGGAATGACTCCGGCCTCCCGCAGCCGCATCCAGGTCACGCCGACAATAGGTCCGGATCCGTTCGCAGAGTTCATGGCTGACCTTGGCGCAGACGACGAATAGGCTGTGGTCATGGAGTAGGTTTTTCGGCCTTCGCTTTTGCGTGGTCAAGTATGAAGCGGGCGTAATCTACGGCGGAGTCTCTGAAGTTCGTGATGAAGGTATTGAAATTCTCCGCTGAGACGCCACCCGTCAGTACCAATAGGTTCTCCAGCACCGCACTTCCATCACTGTCTACAAATGCAGTGGAAGCTAATTGCGTCTTGTTCCATTCATTGACGGTTGCCAGCGTTGTGCCATCGGTGTAGTAAACGAAAAGTTCAACATACTCCGGGGCGGCCACTTTGCCTGCAAGTTTTCTACCTTCCGCTCTGAAGGTGAAATATTCGTCGAGTTTTCCATCCGTGCTGCCCCGCTCACATTGAAAGCCGAGAGCTTGGACCCTACGTTGAAACTCTTCCAAGGTCACAGTAGAGATCATGTGGGTCGAGTTTCCGTCTTTCGCGGATACGGCTGGACTGGCTTTTGGAGCTTGAGTTCCAGTTGTCTGGGCCAGTGAAGGGCAAGCAACTAGCAACAGGCTGAAAACGGCTAGGGCAACGAAACTGGTCGCATCCTTACGCTCGGGCTTTCCCATCCCCGCATACTACCACGAGTATCTCGACTTCCGAACCCTTCTAGTAATGATCTCGCCTAACATCCCGAAACTCAGTCCCGCAGAGAAGTACATCGCGGGTGTTCTCTCCGGGAAAATCGTCACCTCGAAACTGGTCAAGCAGGCGTGTGAACGTCATCAGCGCGATCTAGCCGATGGTCATCTACGCAATCTCAAGTTCAGCCCGAAGCAAGCCAACCGGCCCATCGAATTCATCCAGAAGTTCTGCCATCATTCCCAAGGCGAGTGGGCTGGGCAGATTGTGGTCCTGGCACCATGGCAATGCGCAATGCTGCACATCTTGTACGGCTGGAGATGGGCAGATACTGGCTATCGTCGCTTCAAGTTCGCTTATGTCGAACTGGCTAAGGGCAACGGAAAGTCGTTCCTCGCATCCGCCATAGGCCTGTTCGAACTGATCGGCTCCGGTGAGGCCGGCGCGGAAGTCTATAGCGTTGCTACAAAGCGCGATCAGGCACGGATTGTTTTCAGCGAAGCCGAGCGAATGGTGGCATCGTCACCTGCCTTGAAGTCTCGCATCAAGAGTTACCGCGACAACTTGCACATCTTAGGAACCGCGTCCAAATTCCAGCCGCTCTCCAGCGACGAAGATTCACTAGATGGGCCTCGTCCGCAATGCCTGATCGCAGATGAATTGCATGCCTGGGGATTCAACGCCCGCAAGTTGTGGGATGTACTTTCCAACGCATTAGGCAAACGCAGGTCACCACTGTTCCTTGTCATCACCACCGCCGGCTCAGGTGAGCTGACTCTGTGTGGCCAGCAACACGAATACTGCGTCAAGGTTCTAAACCAGATTCATGAAGATGACTCCTGGTTTGCGTGGGTGGCAGGGCTCGATGTAGATGATGACTACCTAGACGAGAAGAACTGGGTCAAGGCAAATCCGAACCTCGGCGTCTCAGTAAACATCAAGGAACTACGAGAGGCTGTAAATAAGGCAAAGGGCGACCCAGCATCACTGAACGGCGTGCTCCGTCTTCGCCTGGGCATCTGGACACAGTCCTCAGTTGCGTATTTCCCCATGGACGAATGGGCGAAGTGTAACGCGGCTATCGACCTTGAATCTCTAAAGAATCAACCTTGCTTCGGCGGCCTCGATCTATCGACGACTACCGACATCGCGGCATTCGTTCTCCTGTTTCCTCCATGGGGTGATCGCACTAAGTGGGTTGTCCTGCCGCACTTCTTTCTACCGGAAGACAACATCGAAAAGCGCTGCAAGAAGGATCGAGTTCCATACGACGTATGGAAGCGTCAGGGTCTGTTCAATCTCACATCGGGCAACGTCGTAGACTACGACGCTATCCGGCTCAAGATCAAAGAACTCTCCACGATTTACGACCTCAGGGAGATTGCTTATGACCCTTGGAACGCTCAAGAGACTGCGACCTGGTTGCAGGATCACGGATTCATCGTGTCTCCCCTGCGTCAAGGCTTCCCATCACTCGCAGGTCCGACTAAGAGAGCTCTTGAGTTGGTGCTTACACACGAACTCGATCATCTCGATAACCCGGTACTGCGTTGGATGGCTAGCAACACGGTCGTCGACATGGACGCAACCGGAAGCGTAAAGCCGGACAAGTCGAAGTCCACTGAGAAGATCGATGGCATCAGCGCATTGATATGCGCGCTCTCCCGCGCAATGGTTGTAATTCTCAAACCCAAAAAGCGCCACTTTACACCTTTCACGGTATAGACGATATCGAAGGATTCACATTGGGATTCAGATCCGCACTCAAACAATTCGTGTCCGGTGAGCAGCGATCATCTGGTGATCCACTCGGAAACCCTGCGATCCCGCTGTCCTCTATAGGCTTTTGGGCCTGGGCGACTGGTGGAGAACCGACCGCTTCCGGCGAGAGCGTTACCGTCTCGACTGCACTACAGCAGACGACGGTTTACGCCTGCGCCAGAGTTTTAAGCGAGTCCGTTGCCAGCTTGCCGGTCAAAGTCTACGAGTTGGTCGACCGCGGCCGCAAAGAGAATCCGAATCACGACCTGGCGTACCTGCTGGGTGTATCACCGAACTCGGAGATGACGGCATTCACATTTTGGGAATCGTTGGTTGGAGCATTGGCGCTGACTGGAAATTGCTTCGCCGAGATTCAGCGCGATGCATCCTTGAAGCCAGTCGCATTGTGGCCGCTTCACCCTATGCTGACCGAACCCAAGCGCACTCCGCGCACCGCCGACGGTAAAGGTGGCGATCTCGTATACGAAACTAGCGACGGCATGGGTGGTCAAGGCGCTATCCGAACCATCGCCTCCGCCAACATGATTCACGTTCCACTGTTTTCGTTCGACGGACTCAAGGGACTGTCCCCAATCGCGCTCGCACGCCAAGGCCTTGGCCTGGCACTCGCAGCCGAGAAACTAGGTGCTCGCTACTTCGGTAACGGAGCCCGCCCTAGTGGACTGTTATCAACGATTACCGAGTTTGAAGATGATGACCCGACGCTAGCAGCAGCCCGTGATTCCTGGAACCGCACACAGGGTGGAGACAAGCAAGGATCCACGGCAGTTCTACCCGGCGACTGGAAGTACACGCCGTTGAGCATCTCGAACAAGGACAGCCAGTTCTTGGAGGTCCGACAATTCCAGCGCACCGAGATTGCCGCTCTGTTCCGCGTGCCGCCGCACATGATCGGCGACACCTCGAAGATGAGCAACGCGAACGCAGAGCAACAGGCTTTGATGTTCGTGGTCGATACTCTCCGCCCATACCTCGGCCGGATCGAGGGTGAGTGCTCTCGCAAGCTGCTTCCAACGAACGGTCGTAACGCAGGCCGGTTTCAGATCGAGTTCGACATCTCTGAACGTCTCCGCGGTGACATCGAGAGCCAGGCTGCAGGATTCACCGCCGGCCGCCAAGGTGGTTGGTTCAGCGTGAACGACGTTCGTATGAAGATCGGTGAGAATCCCATCGGACCTGTCGGTGACGTATACATCGTGGCCGTCAACTACCAGAACGCCGCGCGCCTGCTAGATACCGAGAGCCTGCAAGATCAGCCACTAACCAAGGCCGTACCAGCGGTGGATCCAACCGATCCAACCGTGCCGGCTGAAGACGCTACACCGACACCCGAAGAACGGTCGATGATGGCGCAATACACCTCTGCGTATCTGCTGGTTTACCGTGATGCGTTTCAACGGTTGATTAAGCGCGATAACAAAGGATACGACGCCGTTTCCTCCCTATTTAGCCCAGTTCTACGGTCGATTGCAGGGCTTGCACAAGACCACGCAATGACCATAAATAGCCCGGTCGGAGCAATGGATCGTCTGCCCGACAGCAATATCGAGAAGCATGTCGAATCGGTGTGTCGGTCTATGGCTAAACGGTCCGCCGACTACGCAGCCGTGGATCCAGATGCGAGCGTCGCGATGGCTGAGTTCAACAAGGCAGTACGGTCCATCGTGATAAACGTTGCGCGTGATTGCGCCGCCGTTGTCGCTGAGCGAACGATTGCCGCGTAATACACACCCACAGGAGATTCAATGAGCATTAAGTCCGCACCGAAGCATGAAATCCGCCAGATCAAAGCGACCGAACTTCGCGTTTCGACCAATGCAGACGGCAATCGCGTCCTCTCCGGATACGCATCGGTATTCAACAGCCTCTCGTGCGACATGGGCGGATGGTTCGAGATGGTCGCACCGACTGCGTTCACTCGCACGTTGGATGAAAACCCAGACGTGCTCTGTTTGTATTCGCATGACACCTCACTCGTACTTGGTCGCACCAGTTCCGGTACGTTGACGATCTCCACCGACGCAAAGGGACTCAAGTTCGAATGCATCCTTCCCAAGACGACCGCTGCAGCTGATTTGATCGTCCTTGTTGAGCGGGGAGATGTTTCCGGGTGCAGTTTCGGTTTCGTATGCGTCGCCGATGTATGGTCTGAGGATTCAACTGGCCGGTACATCCGCACTTTGCTCGATGTCGATCTTTACGAGATCACAGCGACTGCGCTGCCGGCCTATGACGACACCAGTCTCTCTCTCCGCTCCGCACCGATCGAGATGCGTTCGAAGATCAAGGCGATCGAGAAACGCAACGTCGGATGCCAGTGTACGTGTGATACCTGCGTTGATTCCGACGGAGAAGATTGCGCCAACTGCACCAACGATGATTGCGATGACCTCAATTGTGGCGAGTGCCGTAGCAAGCCCACCCCAGCGCCAGTGGTTGCTCCTGTAGCAGATGCCGCGGCCGACGAAGAAGCCCGCGAGTGGAAAGCCAACATTGAAATCCGTCTGAAACTCCTGTCGCTCAAGAGCAAATAACCACAACCTCTGCAAGGTGCCAACGGTCAGCCCCGCGCTGTGCTTTCAATAGCAACCGACAACTTGCCGCACGGAAGCATGGGCATACGCCCAATGCTGTCCTGCACCTCACCGCAAGCACCTAGCCCACATCCTCCGGACACTACACCCCGGCGCACCAGTAACGCCTGCACACCATACCGTGCAGATGAAGGAATCTACCATGCCTACTATCAAGGATATGTGCGAGCAGCGCACGAAGCTGATCACCGACGCCCAGGCGCTCGTGCTCGGCGAGAAGGTAACAGTTGAGCAGCGCGCCCAGGCCAACAAGATGGTTGCCGACGTCGAGATTCTCGAAGCCGACATCAACACAGCCCAGCGGCTGGAGAAGTTCGAGCTCGAGTCCCGCTCCAGCGTCAAGCCTCCCCGTGGCGCGCCTGCAGCCGGCTCCGACGAATCGGCAGAGAAGTCTGCCAAGGAAGTTCGTGCATTCGAACACTACATTAGGACCGGTGAGAAGCGCGACCTGACTACGACCTCGATGGGCGCAGTTATCCCGCAGCTGTTCAACTCCCAGATCGTCGACGCGCAGAAGCTCGTTGGTAACCTGGTGAGCGTCGTCGGCAAGAAAGTTACCGACATGAGCGGCGCGCCGTTGAAGGTTGGCATGACCAACGACACTGGCAACACCCTTACCACCATGACCGGTGAAACTACCGTCGTGGGTGAAGCTGATCCGGCTGTAAGTGGCTTCATCATGCAGGTGGACACCGTCGCGACTTCCGTGAAGGTGAGCTATCAGGAGCTCGAAGACAACAGCTTCGATGTCGCTTCCTGGATCAAGACTAAGTTCGGCATTCGCTACTTCCGCGGGCTGGAGTATTTGCTGGCAAACGGCAATGCGTCCAACGTGGCGTCCGTCGTGTCGACTGCAACGCTTGGTGCAACTTCCGAGGCGGCTGGCTTGATCGGCTACGACGATTTCGTGGCGATCTATTCGGCGCTCGATCCCGCGTATGAAGGCAATGCGAACTGGGCGATGAACTCCACCACCCGCGCCCGCGTCATGGGTCTCAAGGATACGCTCGGTCGTCCGCTGTTCATCCCGAACCCGAACTCCGGCGTTCTGGATCACATCCTGGGCCGTCCGATCGTCCTGTCGCAGCCTCTCCCTACGGCCTTCACTTCGGGCAATGTCGGCGTGCTGTATGGCGACTTCAACGAGGGATACCTGCTCCGCACGGATGGCCCGATGAGCATCCGGCGTTCGGATGATCGCTTCGTGGATTCGCTCGAAACCATCTTCGTGGCGTATGCCCGCGTCGGTGGTCACTCGACGGATGCTGGGACTCACCCGATTTTGGCCCTGCACACGCTGTAATCAACCTGGACGGACGGCTCGAATGCGGGCCGTCCAATCCAACTTACCCTCCAACGAGGCTCCCCGCCACATGCAGATCAGAATCACCAAGTCGTTTCTCGACCCTTCGCTATCGCCTCGCCCATTGATTACGAATGAACTGTTCGACCTGCCAGACGCCGTCGCTCAGAAGCTAATCGATGAAGGCCATGCACAAGTATGGACGCTAAATCAGCCGGGACAGAACCTGCCCGTGTCTATCGCTTCAACTCCACCCAAGATCCGGCGCGAACGCGCTGTTAGGTCCTAATGCCGCTCTCTCTACAAATCGTTGTGCAGCCCGCCGTCGAGCCAGTCACCGTCGATCTGGCCAAGAGCCAGTGCCGTGTAGATTACACCGACGACGATGCCTTGATCGCGGTATACATTACCGCCGCGCGCCAGTACGGAGAGAAATACACGCATCGCGCTTTCTACAACCAAACATGGCTGCGCACCATGGACTTCTTTCCCGCTTGCTGGAACTACAGCACGACCAACCCAGTCGAGTCGTCCGCCTACCCTTACGGATTCTGGGACAAGCTCACCATCGACATTCCCCGCGCCAACCTGGTATCAGTCACGTCAATCACCTACGTCGACAACTCCGGTGCGACTCAGACGCTCGATCCTTCGACCTACATCGTCGACAACACATCTACTCCAGGCCGCATTGCTCCAGTGCAAGGCGCCGCATGGCCGGCTGTATCGACCTTCATGCCAGGCTCGGTCAAGATCACATTCGTTGCCGGCTCATACGGAGACGGCGTTAAAGTCAACAACTGCCCGTCGACCGTCATGCTCGCAATTCTCCTTCTGGTAAATCACTTCTACGAGAACCGTAGTAACTCGAGCGAGGCAAACCTCAAGAACATTCCGCTCGGTGTCAACGCCCTTCTGGCCTCAGAGAAGGTCAGCATGTTTGGTTACCGATGAACGCCGGAAAGTTGAACAGGCGTGTACAGATCCAGTCGCAGACCACGACGCAGGACGCAGCCGGACAAGAACTCCAGGTGTGGTCTCAGATTTATACCTGCTGGGCGAGCATCGATGTCCTCCGTGGGCAGCTGACTCCCGCCAATTCTGAGCTGGTCTCGAAGGCCACCCACAACATCACCATCCGGTACACGTCGTCACTCATCATCGCAGCCAACCAGCGCGTGATCTACACCGAGACGGCGACGGGCGTGGTCCACACGTATTTCATCGAGGCGGTGCTCAATCCGAAGCAGGCCAACGTCGAGTTATCGCTGCTGGTTTATGAGCTGAAGGAGTCCGAGTAATGCTCGAAGTCGGCCTCACCACTCTGCTCACTTCCGCCCCAGCCCTCTCGGCCCTGATCGCCGCCCGGATCTACCCCATCGAGTTGCCCACCAATCCCACGCTCCCGGCCATCGCCTACAAGCTGGTCGGCTCGCAGTCAGAAGCGTCATTCTCCAGTCCAGGCTACCAGCGCAAGAGGATTGAGTTCGCAATCCACGCCGGGTCATACCTCCAAGCCATCACGGTCAAAGAGACGCTGATCTCGGTGCTGAATCGCTACACCGGCCTGCTCTCGGATGGGTCGTTTGTTTCCTCCTCTGAGCAGATCACAGGCACGGACCTGTTCATTGCCGACGATCTCGAGTACGTCTGCACCATCGAGTTCTATTTCGGGTACGTTGCCGCGGCCTGACCCTCAACCAGCACCACAAATCTCAACACAAGGTGATCCACAATGCCCACATCAGCAGTCTCGAAAGCCCAAGCCGCCGGTACCGGCGCAGTTATCTCCATCGGTGGAGTCACCGGTGTCGGAACGGACACGTTCGTCCCCATCGGTGAAGTCCTCACCGCCAAGTTCGCCGGCGCCAAGCGCGGCGTCGTGACGACCACGTCGTTCGACTCCGGCGGTGTCGCCTCCAAGCTCGGCACCGTGCTCGACTCGGGTAACGCCACGTTGACCACGACTCGGATCTCCGGTGATGCCGGACAGATGGCAGTCCTCGCGGCCTTCAACGCTCAGCCGTCCGTCGCGTATGACTTCAAGGTGGTTCTGCCGCTGGCTCCTGGTCAGCTCGCCACCGGCGACACGATCACGTTCAGCGCCGTCGTGAGCGCTGCTGGAGACTTCGATATCGACATCTCCAAGCAGAGTGAGAACTCCTTCACTCTGGACATCAGTGGACCGAAGGGTTTCACAGCCGGCGCCTAATCGCCCGTTTCATAAGTAAGCAAAGGGGATTGGGAATTGATTCCTAATCCCCT